ATACCTGACCGCCGGGGTTGCGCGAGGTCCAGGCATCGGCGGAGGCTCCGGTAATGGCCGTCCAGTACGTCGTGTCGAACGGCGGAAGGTCGAATGCGTAGGCGTAGTTAACCGCGCGGCCGATGGTCGCGTCGGACTGCCACATATACGTTCCGTCCGCCTCGGTGGTCGTCAGGGCGTAGACGCCGGTCACGGAGTAGACTCCGACCGGGATGGTTCCGACGAAAGTCACGCTGTTGGCCGCCGTACCGTCTCCAGTCATGCTGGTGATAGCCGGGAAGTAGTTCTCCCCGTCCTTCTGCATAAAACAGTACGTTCCGGCACGGATTCCCGTGTGAGCCGGGGAATCAAAGTGGCCGCTCGTGTTGGCCGTGTCCACGGTGAACGTGGTGATGGACCCCTTGAGGTTCGTGCCACGAGTCCAGGCGCAATCGCGGCGCTCTGCACATCCACCCCCGGTCCCGGCGGGCGTGGGCTGGATGTATCCGGTGTCGCCGCTCTGGAACTCCATGCCCGTGAGCGCCACCTGTCCGGCGTCGGTCAGCGGGTCGAGCCAGCCGTTCATGAGGATGGAGCGGTCGGTGTCGCCCGCCTGCACGGCCTGCTTCATGGCCAGGGACATGAGGCCGGTTTCCAGGGTGGAGATGTTGGACTCAAGCGCGGGCTTGACGGCAAGCGTCGCGTCTCGGGCGCTTTCTGCTGCGACTTGCGCGGCCTGGGCCTGGGTCTTGGCCGTCTCGGAGGCAACCTGCGCGGCCTGGGCCTGGGTCTTGGCCGTCTCGGAAGCAGCCTGCGCGGCCTGGGCCTGGGTCTTGGCCGTCTCCGTCGCCAAGCGATCCTCATGAACAGCCGTGGCGTCCGGGTGCTTGGGGGCCTCATAGGGTGAAATGCTCGCCTCAACAAACTGTAGACCAGCGGCCAACGTGACTCCCTCGACAACGACAGTCGTCAGCCCGCCGGAGAAACTGGACGAGACGACGTAGGCCCCGGTTGCGGGCTGGATGATCGCGCCGCTCTGGACGACGCGGATGGCCGCCCTCGGGACATAGAGCCCCGTATGGTCGCCCGAAACGGTGAAGGATGTCGCGGAAACGTATGCCGCGGCGACAGGAACCCCGGAAACGTCCAGCGGGCGCCGCCAGATGTTCACCAAAAGATCCTCGGCCGCCTGGGCGGAAAGAGAAATATAGGCGTATGCAGTGGTGTTCCAGGTCGAGGCGGTCGTCCCCTCTTGCCCGCGCAGAGCGGTGACGGTCTTCGTCTCCCTGTTGATCGCGGTGATATGTACGATTTCGCGATAGGAAGTCGCTCCGCGAATCACCATCGGGATGTAATCCAGGCCGGAAACAAGATCCGGCAGGCCGGAAACATCGGCGAGCTGGATGGACGTGGCGTCCACGGTCAGCGCCGTAGCCAGCCGCAGCTCGGAGAAGTTGCTGATCTGTGGCGTTTTTCTGGAATAGGACACGACGCCCTCCTACGAGATGACGATCAAGGATTCCTGGCCGCGGCCACGAAGCTCGGAGATTCTGGCCCGGGCGATTTCCTTCTTGAAGCGCCCTGCGTTGTACAAGGCAACCTGCGGGTTGGCCCAAGGCTGGCCGACCATCCCGGCGACCTCGCCGATAGCTCCGAACGAAATTGCGTCAGCGTAGGTGTTGTAAAGAAAATCAGGCAGCGAGGCCGCGTTCCTCGACGGAGCAAGGACGGCGTCAACAACGAGCCCCCCGGGGGAAGACTCCTTCGGCGCCGGGAACAACTCAATCTGACCCGAGGCGGACACGGACCAAAAACCGGGATTCCCGGTCTCCCCGGGAGCGTTGGCTCTCGCCCCGACAAGAGAACTCAACTCCTGGCCATAGGCCCATACGCCAAAGGCGGCGGTGACAACCGCATCAACCGGAGTCGCGGGGGAAACAAGTCGGTTCCCGGCAACGATGTCGCCAGTAAGCGTGTCCCTCCAAAGCTGGGATCGCCGGCAGAACTCGATCGCCGCGGAGCGCACGGCGTTGGCGGTGACGCCGGCCGGACACAAGCGCACCACCGGCTGAACCAACGAGGCAAAATCCCTCAAGGAAGCCATCTACTTCCCTCCGGCCTGGGCGGCCGCCAGGGTCGAAAGGTAGGGGCTGAAGATCGCCTTCGCCCGCCCTTCCTCGCCGACCGCAAGGTAGTATTGCTTGAGGTGGTTCATGGCCCGCATCCCGTCCACCTGCGAGGCCGCATTGACGGAGTACGCCCGATAAAGAACGTATTCGCGGAGCGGCTCGGCCCAGACGTTCGAGAGGGGGAGAGTCTCCGTCAACACGGCGACCTGCGGCACATCGCGCGCGTACTCCATCTCGACGTAGACGCCGGCGACGGGGCGCGGGGAGACGTAAAAGAACTCCGGCGTGTCGGCGTTGAACAGGTAGTTGTCGATGACCGACGCCGGGGCGTCCGTGTGCCAGCTCACCAGGGAGGCGTCCATCGACTCCCTGGTGGTCGGCATGATGGGGGCCCCGGCAGTCAAGCCGTCGGCCCCCATGTTGCGGAGCAGCCCGAGAAACCGCACGGCCCCAACCGGGATGCGTTGTTTCGTCGTGTTGGGCGTGAGCGCGACAACCTCAACGGTGGCGTTCGCGTCAGGACGATTAAGCACCGTCTGGCGCATGGCGTCGGTCAGGTAATCAAGCAGCATGTCCACGGTCCAGCGGACGCGGGTCACATCGCAGAGCACCGCCGAGACGCGGTCGAGAACGTCAGACGCGATCACGCCTCCCCCAGAACCGTGAAGTTGAAGCGGTGGTTTTTCCGCTCACCGACGACCTGGCCGCTGTCGTTGGTTTCGTAGACGACCTCGACGGCGTCGTTGAGCGTCTCCATGACGCCCCGCGAAACCACGACCTCGACATCCCGTTTGATGAGCACCTGCCTGCCGGAGCCGTCGCTGACCTTCACGGCGTCGGAGCCGCCGATGGACTTGTCCGAACGAATGATGATCCTGACCTTGTCGGGCTTCTTGGCAGACTGCTTCGGAGTCGAAGCCTCGGGGGCCGAAGCCTCGGGGGCCGAAGCCTCGACGGGGGAAATCTCGGCGGTGGGATCGCCCTGCGCTTTCTTGACCATAAAACCTCCTCGTTCATGCGGGAGCCTGGAGACTGTCCAGGCTCCCGCCATTGTGATTACAGGGCCGGGACGGCGCACTCCACGCGGACCATCCAGAAGTCGTTCAGGATGACGGCGGTGTGCATGGTCTTCCAACCCACGGTGCCGCGCTGACCCAGGGGGTCGCCGCCACGGGGGGAGTTGGGATTCAGCACCATCGGGGTCACGGAGTTCTTACCCTTGAAAGGCACGACGCCGTAGGCGTCGCGGGAAACGATGAGTACGGGGTACACGTCGGCGCTGGTCCCAGTGGTGGAAATCATCGCCCCCTTGGCGCCGCCGGCGTCGACCCAGGGCTCAAACACGGTGGAGAGGATGTAGCGCACGTCCTCCACCTTCCCGATCTCGCCAGGCAGGGCCTTCATGGACGAGGAATACTGCTCCGTCGGCGTGAAGCCGGCGAAACCGCGGATCGAGGTTTCCATGTCGACGTGGGCCAGGCCGATGAACGAGGCCGCGATGGGCATGGTGTTGAACTTGTCCGTGGCCTCGACGACCTGGGTGATGCGCTGCGCGTTCTGACGCTTGAGCAGGTTGGTCGCCTTGCGCTGGAGCGTCAGGGAGTAGGCCGTGTTGACCTCGTTGCGCGCCGCGCCGTTGGCCAGGATACGGTTGGTGCCAGCCTTGACCACGCCGTAGCGGACCATCTCCAGGGTCAAGGCCGCCTGCTCGCCGCACAGGGCCATCATCTCCTGGAGCACCGGGTCTTCGTGGGTGTCCTGGATCACGTCGGTGATCTCGACATAGTCGCCGTACTGCTGGAGCGTGGCGGTCACGTCGGTCTTCGTGAGCTTCTGGCCGGCAGGGGTCACGCCTTCAGTGAGCGGGGTCTTGGCCGGAGCCAGGGCCTCGTAGCGCCGGAAAATGATGGACTTGGACTCCTTCTCCTTGAGCGGCTGCGCCTGGCCGAAGGTCTCCAGGCAAAGCATGGGAGCGGCGCGGCGCTGAAGATGCTTGCTGGCCTTGCCGGCGGTACGCGGGGTGATGTCCCCGTAAACGGTAGTGGCCATGATGTGTTATCCTCCTCGGACGACGCGCCGAGACTATTCCTCGTCGTATGCGGCGTCGTAGTCGTCCTTGCTCGGTTGCGACTGCGGAGCTGGCCGGGCCCTGGACGGGACGGCGAAGCCGGCGTCAGCGGCGTCGCTCCTGACCCTGTCCTGCCTCTGGCGGGCGTCCCTTTCCTTGACCGCGGCGAGAACGGCTTCCTTGAACATCCCGAGCACCTCGGACACTTCGGTCGGCGACCCGCCCTGAAGAATGCGCGCGCAGCGCGCGCCATCCTTGTAGGGGAGGGTGTCGATCCAGGCCGCCATGTCCTGCTGCATGGCCTTGACCCGTTCCGGCTCGCGCTTGAGCAGCACCTCGGAAAACTCCGGGTGGGCCGAGGCGAGGAAGCGGTACTTCTCCTCCTCGGCTGCCGCCATCGCGGCCTGGGCGTCGCCGTCGATCTTGGCCTTGACCGCTCGGCGCTCCGAAATGGACTCGGCCATCTCCGCCGCATAGTCGCCGCCGAACTCGACGAGGGTTCTGCGAACCCTGGCCCCCTCCCTGGAATCTTCCAGGGCGATCTGGGCCAGGTCGGGATTGTCTTTCGCGAAAGCCTCGACAAGCGCCTTCGTTTCCGGGTCAAGGTTCGCCTTGACCTCCAACGGAGCGACCTGCCGCCTCGCGTTTTCCTGCGCCTCGATCGAGGCAAGGCGAGCCTCCAGGGCTTCGCGCTTGCGCCTCTCGGCCTCCAGCCGCCCCTTCATGGAGTCGGCGGTGGCCGCCTTGCGACGCAGGGTTTCGATGTCATCCGCCGCAGCGGGTGCATCGGATTTCGGTTCGGGCTCGGGCTCCTGCTTGGGCTCGGGCTCCTGCTTGGGCTCGGGCTCCTGCTTGGGCTCTTCTCCCTGAACCTCCACGGACGGGTCGGGCTCAGCGGCGGATGCGGGGGCATCTTCCTCTTCCCACGCAGCCGCGAACTCTTCCTCCGCGCTCAACTTCTTGTCCTGGACTTCCATCTTTCCTCCGGGCGGCCGACGCCGGGGCCTTTCGGGCGGCAAGGCCGGGGCCTTTGGTTATTGTTTTGTGCGATCAATCCTCGTCGTAGGCAGAGTCGAACTCCGCGCGAGGCTTGTCCTTGGGCTTGACGCCGACGGCGATCATCTGGATTCCGACGCTCCGCCTGGACGAGCCAGGCCCGGCGCTGTGGGAAATCGAGGTGATTTTCCCTTTTCCTGCAATGTCGACCTCGTCGCCGACGGACAGGTCGGAAAGATTCAGGTTGAGCCTGTCCAGCATCTCGTCTTCCAGGGAAACCGAAGTGCCCCAGAAAAACTCCGACTCAATATCCTGGCAGACTTTGGCCTCGTCTTTCTTTCCGCGCTTGGTGCTGACCACCTTCATTCCGGCACCCCCGCCCCGACTTCCGGGGCCAGTTTCTTCTTGAGTCGACGCAAAGCGGCGATCCCGCCCTGGACGCGAAATATTTCCTCGCCGCGCGCGCGGCAGAGTTGCTCCTTCAACACCTCAACCTCCTCGGTGATCGCCTCCGCCGCCAAAAAGCGGTCCCGCGGCGTCGCCTGGGCCAGAAAGGTCGAGACAGCTTCCCCGGCCATCACAGCCTCACGCAGCCGCGGGCATCGGCTGGCCCTGCCCACCGCCTGGAACCTGGCCGCCGGCCTCGGCGACCATTCTCATCCCGAGCTGACGCAGCACGTCGGCCGGCTGGATGCCCTGCTTCCCCGCCTCCTCGATGAGCGCCTGAAGCTCGGCCTGCTTCTGCATCCGCATGTTCTCCAGCGCCTTTTCCTTGATGCGCGCCGCGGACATCTTGATGTCCTGGGGCAGGCTTAGGTTGCGGAGGATGTGGTCAAGCATCGCGCCGAAATCGACCATCTCGGCCATGACGGGGCTGGAAAGAAGACTGGCGGCCTCAATGAGCCGCTTGCCCATCAACTCCTGGGCAATGAGCGCGGAGGTTCCGCGGGCGACGATGTTGAAGTCCCCCTTGACCCGAGGATCTTCGGCGAACCGCATATTCCAGCGGTACATGTTGGGAATGAAGACCTCGGTAATCCCGGAGTCGAACAGGCGGACCATGTCCTTGACCGGCATCGAGGCCATGCCCATGAGCATGGACAAGCCGGACGCCGTGTCGCCGGCGCCGCGAACGCCGCGATTGTCGCCGCTCATGTAGCGCGGAAGGGAAATCTCGTCGGAATGCTGGGAAAACTTCTCGGTCACGGCCATCAACTCGGAGATGTGCGACCCGAGGTCGATGACGCGGATAGCCTGGTTCATGTCCTCGGCGGAGTCGAACAACCAGACCTTGAACGGGTGGGCCCTCGTCGCGTCCTCGCCGGCCTGCAAGGCCGAGACGTTCACGGCGATCTGCGGGCCCGTCGTGATCGCGGCATGGTCCAAAGTCATGCGGCTGGTCGCGTTCACGGCTTCCTGCACGGGGCGGAGCCGGTCGCACAACCCTTCGGCCCAGAAGCCGGACTCGGCCTTGTAGGGCTGGAAGAAGCAGTAAGGGATCGCCACCCCCTCCAGGGGGGAAAGAGCGGCCTTGATGACCTTGCCGTCGGCGGTCATCCAAACACACGCCTCGTAGGTGGCCGCTTCGTCGAAGCCGTCAGGGTACGCCTGGAGCAGCGTCTCTTCCGGGATGCCGGCCTCCAGGATGTCCTCTCCAGGAAGGAAGCCCCACCGCTCAAGGAGGCGATAGCTGCCCTTGTAGGCCCCTCCGTCCGAAGTCTGCGTCCCGTCGCCGCCGCCGGAGAGGCCGAGGAGGCTGCGCTCATACTCCTTGAGCTTGGCGTCGCCTTCCTTGTTTTCCTTGATGTGCTCGCGAATGATGTCCTTGCGGAAGCCGGGGCTGTCGCCGAGATCGTACAGCTCACGGCGGCTGAAAATGTGCTCCTGCCAGACGAAGGAAAGCTGCGCCGGATCGATGACCATCTGGTCGACGTAGATCGCCCAGGGAAGGACGTGCTCGAAGTATGGGTGCAGGTCGCCGCCTGGAAGCGTGGCCAGGCGCCAGGCCCCAGAGTCGTCGCGCACGAACTGCTGTCTGGACCGGCGCTCGACGAGCGGCCCTTTGAGAACGCCGGTTCCATAAATCAGCCCGGACTTGATGACCCGGTTGCAGACCACCTCGTAGGACGGATGCCGGCCATGCTCGGAAAGCTGGTCGTCGATGAGTCGGGCCATGCCCTCGGCCGCCATCTTGGCCGCGCCGGAGATCGCCTCGGATTCACTCGACGGAACCGGAAGGCCCTTCGTCGCCAGGTCATCCACATAGAGCTGGACCAGCGCCGGGTCGACGGAAGGCTCCGGCGTCGGCTCAATGGCCCAATTCCTGTCGCCGGAAGAAGGGAACAGAAGCTCTACGAGCCTGGCCTTGAGCGTGTCCAGCTTGGCCGCGGTGTGTGCGATGAAAACGGTGGAGCGGAGATACTTCCCGTGCTTGTCCTTGGGAATCGAAGCCAGGACTTCCGGGTCGTATTGAGCCTTGTACTGGCGCAGGCAGCGAAGCCAGCGATCTTCAACCTGGCGACGGTCTTTCTCGACCTTGAGAAACTCGTCCAGCAGCTTTTTCCCGAGACGCTGCCCGGGAGAGTCGTCGCCGTCGAGCGAGGGAGGCGCGTAGGTCAGGCTCATGCGGCCTACCTACCAATGGGTAGACGCCTGTTGCAACCAACCCTGATGCGCAAATAATGGGTTTACCGTCCGAAAGCAACTTTCCTTGAAACTTCTTCGCGAAGATCCTCGATGGTCCGGCGCACGGCGCGCTCGCTCGCCCCGGTCTGCGCCGAAATCTCCCTGACGGGGGCCCCGTCCCTCCACATTTCGATGATGCGGGCTCGGCGAAAGTGACTCCCCGGCGCGAGCACGAGCTTCCCGACTTGCCGCTCCGCGAACCCCTTCGCCTCAGAGAGCGGATCGCTGCCGCAGCCGACCCGAAGCATTGAGCAGTACAAATCAATGAACTGGTGCATCAGTATCCCCCTTGCGCCGGAGCAGGCGTCTCGCGTGTCGCCGCGCTGCCGGCCGGCCTCATGTCGATCCCGGCCAAGGCGTAGAGATAGGCCGCGACGGCCGGGTATCGCCGCGCCTCGCTGGAGAAATCCGCCCCCCTGACCGAGACATACTGCGCCGCCGCCGTGGAGCCAGGCCCAAAGAACATGGTTTTGCTGGTCACGGTCCTGGCCTGGGCCAGGCCGTGCATCACCAGGAAATCCCGCGTGGGCGGCGGCACTATGGAGAGGCGCTGAAGCCTCAACATGGCCCGGTTTCTGGTCCACTTCACAATGCGGACCTGTTCCGGCTCATGTGAGGGAAACATCCAGGCCGCGCAATGAAGCGCGTCCTGAACCATCACCGCCCGCTCCAACAGTTCCTCGACGCCGATTTCTTGTTCCTCGGCCAATACACGAACAACGTGGACGCCGGACGGAAAGTCTTTTTCCCTTTCCTCGCCAAGTACGCACAAGGAATGCGCCGGAGAATAGGAATCCACGCTGGAGAAGCACAGACCTCCAATGACCCGGCCGTAGACCGTCCCCGTTTCGTCGTCGCGGAACACCGGGGCCCCGGTGTACTTGTCCTTGATTCTCTTGAGTTTCTTCATGACAGGTCCATTCCTGCTGTCGCCCCGCCGCTGCGGATGTACGAAAGCGCCTGGGTCATGCTGTCCACTTGATCCGCGAACTTCGCGTTGGGGAACAAAAGGATCTCCTCCATAAACGCCGCCAGCCAGGGAGCGTCCTCCGGCAGGAGCACCTTGCCGCCCTCGATCATCGGGGATACGGAAATCGCCCTGGCCACCTTTCCCTTGCGCCCGACACTGATCGCAATGATCGGCAGGCGCGCGTCGCGGCCAAGCTCCTGGCAGACCTGGCGGCCGGAACTCTTGTCCTCCACCAGGATCGCCGCGCCGTTGTGGCGCAAGTGAAAAAACCGAACCTCGCTCTTGAGGCGCGGGAACTCCCACCGGCCGCGCGACACGTCGAGCAGGTAGATCCTGCCTTCAACATCCTCTCCCCACACGGTCCCCACCGTGTAGGCCGCGTAATCCTCCTCGCTCGTGGCCGTGTCCCAGGACTCGACGACACGGACGAACCCCGGGAGCGCACCCGAGGAGTAGGAGCCGAACCACTCCCGTTTGAAAATGCCGCCGCCCTTGGGAGTCGGGCGCTGCTGGAGCTGCGCGGCAGCGCCGTAACTGCCGAGCGCCCGCTTGAGCTTGTCGACCTCCTCGCGGCCGTATCTCTCCGGCCAGAGCAGATCCCCTTCCTTCTCCCGCGGGTCCGTCCACCCGATGAACCACTGCGGCTTGACCCCCTCGAACTCCATCGGGAGGCAGAGATGATACCAATCCCCTGTTTCCAGGAGGTGCCCGGCCAGGTCGTCCTGATGGACGCGTTGCATGACGACGACCTTGACGCCGAGCTTTGGGTCGTTCAGACGGGTGGACGCTGATGATTTGTACCAATCAATGACCCCGCGCCGGACAAGCTCGGATTCGGCCTCCACGACGTTATGCGCGTCGTCCACGACCAGCACGTCGCCGCCCTCGCCGGTGAGCGCCGCGCCGACCGAAGTGGCGATTCTGCTCCCGGTGCGGTCGTTCTCGTACCGCTGTTTGATGTTCTGGTCCGTGGTCAGCTTGAAGACGTGGCCCCACCTGGCCTGATACCAGGGGGATTGAATCACGCGCCGGCAGAGCACCGAGTCGCGGGTGGCCAGGCTTTGCGCGTAGGAGGCGTAGAGCCAGCGAATATGTGGGAATCTCGTCCAAATGTAGGCTGGAAGGGCCACGGAGCAGAGAGTGGATTTCGAGAATCGCGGCGGCATGTTGATGAGGAGCTGAAGAATCTGCCGATGGACAACAGCCGCCTCCAGATGCTCGCAGATCGCGTCCAGATGCCAGTTTCCGCGAAACACCGTGCCGGGCTCGATGACCGGCCACATGCCGCCGTAGAACTCCCGCAGGGACGTTTCGTATTTCTCCGCGTCGTCCGGGCGGTCAACCGGCTGAGCCACGCCCAGCCCCCCGAGAATGTCCGCGTAGCGATCAGCCAGCCGCAATGGCGTTTCTCCGCTCGCGCTCCAGGGCGGCGACGATCCTGGCCCGGCATTCCGGGCTCTCCTTGTTGATTTCCCGGATGATGATCTCGTTGACCCGGCGCGAATCCTCCAGCTCCAGGTCCAGCCGCACCGCCTCCAGGTGCATCTTCGTCAGAGCCTCGATTCCCTTGCGGGCCTCCGCCACGACCACGGCCAGGGCCTTCGGGTCGCAGGTCGCCGCGGCGTCCTCGCCCTCGCCATGCGACCTGCACATGGCCTCGGCCATCGCCTCCATCGTCCTGATGTACCGCTCCAGCCGGCGGGCCATGCCCCGGGCCGTAAAAACCTGCTCCGCTTCCTCCGGCGCCGCCTCGACGACCACCGGCACGAGCACCGAGGGCTTCGCGCCCCTCTTTCCCTTCTGCTCCGACTCCGGCTCCGGCTTCTGCTCCGGCTTGCAGAATCCTTTTCGCGGAATGCAGACCTGACAATGATGAGCCACAGTGCCGGGATCGAGATGGAACATGGCCTCCACGTCCACATCCTTCATCCCGGACATGACCGCGGCCTCGATCCGATCCGTCCACGGGTGGCTGCAAATCGGGCAGCACCACGGCTTCTCCTCAATCCACACCCTTCCACCAAGGCGGGGACGGCCGGGAGAGACGCCTGCCGGAGAGCGGCCCGGGGAAAACTTCACCGCGCGCCCCTCGAATCAGGGAACTCCTCCCTCTTCGTCTCGGCCGCGAGTCTTGCCTCCAGTCGGAGAAGCTTCTCACTCCTGACGGTAGTGAAATCCCCGACGACGCCCCTTTCACCGGCCAGTCGACGGACAATGACCGCGACCTGGTCGACCATGATCGAAACATCG